GGATAATGAAATCAGACGTAAAAGCAGTTAGAAAAACAGACGCTACATCAGTCTTTGCAGGAAGAACAAGATTAAGAGGAATTATTTTAGCATCAACAGGTTCTGCAGGTTCAGTTACATTACAAGACGGAAACTCAGTAACACAGTTTCAAGTAGATGTACCAGCAGGTGATGTATTTTCTTATAATCTAGCAGAAGACGGAATCTTATTTGAAGGCGGAATGACAGTTTCTGCTATATCAAATGCAACGGCAACTGTTATTATAGATAAATAGGAGAGTAAATGGCTAACACTACTTCGGGTACAACTACCTTTGAAAAAGGTTTTTCTATTTCAGATATTGTTGAAGAAGCGTATGAAAGATTAGGCATACAAGGTGTTTCTGGCTACCAATTAAAATCTGCAAGAAGATCTCTTAATATCTTATTTCAAGAATGGGCAAACAGAGGTTTGCATTATTGGGAAGTTGCAAACAATAATATTACATTAGTTGCAGATCAAGCAACATATACAATGTTCAGATCAACAGGTGATGGTACTTCAAGTGCTACAGCTGTCTATGGTGTTGATGATATATTAGAAGCTTCTTATAGAAACGCTAATGTAGACACACCACTTACAAAAGTAAGCAGATCACAGTATCAAGCATTTTCAAATAAAACATCTACTGGAACACCATCACAATATTTTGTTCAAAGATTTATAGATAAAATTACAGTTACTTTATATTTAACTCCTGGTTCTAATGAAGCAGGTAAGTTTTTAAATTATTATTATGTAAAAAGAATTCAAGATGCAGGTGATTATACTAATGATGCAGATGTACCATATCGATTTGTACCGTGTATGACTGCAGGTTTAGCTTACTATCTTGCAATTAAAAATTCACCTGACAGAGTTCAAATGCTAAAGATGTTGTACGAAGATGAATTACAAAGAGCTTTACAAGAGGACGGCTCGTCATCAAGTACTTATATTAGTCCTAAAGTTTATTATCCGGAGTCTTAATGTCAAATCTTTCTTCAGGTAAATACGCAAAATTTATTTCTGATAGATCAGGATTAGAGTTTCCATATTCTGAAATGGTAATAGAATGGAATGGAGCTAGAGTTCACATATCAGAATTTGAAAAGAAACATCCACAACTAGAACCAAAACCTCATGCGGCAGATCCACAAGGTTTATTAAATGCAAGACCTGCAAGAACAGAACCTGCTGTTGCAAGAATATTAACTTTAAATCCACTATCTACTGTAAGTGGTTCTACAACTATAACAGTGTTTGAAGATAACCATGGAAGATCTACAAGTGATACAGTTAGATTTAGAGATGCTGAGCCTGGTGCAGGTATAACTGCTGCCGATATTAATAACGCTTCGGGATTTACAATTACAGTTACAAATGCTAATAATTACACATTTACAGCTGCAGGAACAGCAACTGCAACTGCAAAAATAGGAGGAGGAAGTATATCGGCTGGTCCGGTTACACTATCACCATAATGGCATATACACTTACAAACTTACAAGATGATATTAGAAACTATACAGAAGTAGACAGCTCTGTTTTATCTACAGGTGTTTTAAACACTATAATCAAAAATGCTGAAAATAGAATTTATAGAGATGTAGATTCTGACGACAATAGATTTTATGCTACATCAAATTTACAATCAGGAAATAGATATGTAACTATTCCTTCTGATCTTAGAATAATTAGGTATGTTCAGTTAAAAGACGGATCTAATAATCAAGTATTTTTAGAAAAAAGAGATACTAGTTTCATGACAGAATACTACAATACCCCTAGCACAGCTAGCGGTTTACCTAAGTATTATGCTAATTGGGATGCTAATTTTTGGGTAGTAGCACCTACACCAAACGCTACATTTGAAATTACTTTGGCATATGTCAAACAACCAACAAGTATTACAGACTCATCTGTAAGCTCTAGTGGTACTTACACATCCAATAAATATCAGGATTTACTTTTGTATGCATGTCTGGTAGAAGCATATGGATACTTGAAAGGTCCAGCGGATCTGATACAATACTACGAACAGTCATATAGACGGGCTGCAAAATCTTATTCTATCGAACAAGAAGGTAGAAGACGTAGAGATGAATGGCAAGATGGCGCTATTCGTTCTCAAATTAAGTCGCCATCACCAAACTAAGGAGATAATATAAATGGCAAATGTAGTACCTGACTCTTTTAAAACAGACCTGTTAAAAGGAACGTTTAATTTTGCTGCTTCCGGTGGAAGCACTTTTAAACTTGCTCTTTACACCAATATATCTGGCTTAACAACGGCAACAACAGCATACACAACTAGTAATGAAGTTTCTTCATCTGGTACAAGTTATACTGCTGGTGGAAACACTTTAACAAATAACGGTGTGGCAGTTGCAAGTAATGTTGGATATGTTGACTTTGCAGATTTAACTTTTTCATCTGTAACGTTATCAGCAGTAGGAGCACTGATTTATAAAGGTTCAAGTAATGAAGCTGTATTAGTTTTAGATTTTGGCGGAACAAAAACTGCAACAAACGGAGATTTCGTTGTTCAGTTTCCAACTGCTAACTCATCTAGTGCAATCATTAGACTTGGCGACGCGTAATAAAATTTGGAGTAGTAATGGCTTTAATAGTTAACGATAGAGTTAAAGAAACAAGTACAACTACTGGAACAGGAACAATTAACTTTGGCGGAGCAGAACAAGGTTATGAAACTTTTGTTTCAGGTATTAGTGCTGGTAATACAACTTACTATGCAATTGAAAACAATTCTGCAGGTGAGTTTGAAGTAGGAATTGGTACAGTAAATGCAGCTGTGTCATTTGCAGTTACTGTTGTAAATCCAGGAAGTGGTAATAAATATTACTTAGATGGATCTTTACAAGCTTCTATTGATTTAGCAGAAACCGTTACTTATACTTTTGATCAATCTGATAATTCAAACACTGGTCATCCATTAAGGTTTGCAACTGCAGCAGATGCTGCAGGCGGAACAGAATATACAACTGGTGTAACAGCTACTGGGACGCCGGGAAGTGCTGGTGCAAAAACTGTAATTGTAGTAGCATCATCAGCTCCAACTTTATATGCTTATTGCACGAATCACTCTGGAATGGGTTTTACTGCAACAACAGCTACAGTCGGTAATCTTTCAAGAGACACAGTTATTTCATCATCAAATAGTGATAGCAAAGTAAATTTTTCAGCAGGTACTAAAAATGTATTTTGTACACTACCAGCAACAAGAGCTATGTCTCCATCTATGACAGCTACAGATTATTTAGTTACACACGCTACAACTCTTTCTCAAGATCAAACAATCGCATCTGGAGTTTTAGCAGGACCAGTTACTGTAACTGGAACACAAACAATAACAGGAACGGTAGTAGTAATTTAATGAGTAAGATAGAAGTAAATACAGTTGATGTTCAATGCGGATCTACACTTACTTTAGGTAGCTCTGGTAAAACAGTTCAATTAGCAAGTGGTGCTAGTCAGTCTGGTTTTGGTAGAACAGGAACTGTTGATTGGCAAACAGGAGCTATTAAGACAGCAGATTTTACAGCTGTTAATGGACGAGGATATTTTATTAATACAACATCTGGAACTGTGACAATGACCCTACCTTCTTCTCCAACTGCTGGAGATATTGTAGCATTTAAAGATTATGCAAATACTTTTGATACAAATAATTTAACAATAAATAGAAATGGTGAACCCATTGGGGGTCAAGCAGCTAATGCAGTAATATCTGTAGAAGGTCAGTCTCTAACTATGGTTTATGTTGATGGAACTAAAGGATGGTTAACAACAGATGCAGCAACAGATGCAGATTTACCTGCTCCACAATTTATAGTAGCCACAGGTGGTAATGCTGTTCTTACTAATGGTAATTTTAAAACACATATTTTTACAGGTCCTGGAACTTTTTGTGTATCAAGTGCAGGAAATACCGCAGGATCAAATAAAGTAGATTATTTAGTAGTAGCTGGTGGAGGTGGAGGAGCTGGTAATAATCCATCAGGCCCAACTTTTGGAACAGGTGGTGGAGGAGCTGGTGGGTTTAGAATATCAAATAGTTCTGGATGTATTCCTGCACCAACTATGTCTCCATTGGTAGCTCCTACTAATTTACCTGTAGGTGTTTCTGGATACCCTATTACAGTAGGTGCTGGTGGTGCAGGAGGGACATATAATGCAACTCATTCAGGATCACAAGGAAACAACACTAGTTTTTCAACAATAACTTCAGCGGGTGGTGGTTTTGGAACTTGGGGACCATCTCCAGGTGCAAATGGTGGTAATCCAGGAGGATCAGGTGGTGGAAGTGGAAGAGATTTAGCAGTAGCAGGAGGAAATGGAAACACGCCTCCAGTAAGTCCTCCTCAAGGACAAAACGGAGCTGCTAGTCAGACAGGTCCATATGGTGCTGCTGGTGGTGGTGGCGGAGCAGGTCAAGTTGGTCAGATAGGAACAACATCTAATACTCCAACTACAGAAGTAGGTGGTGATGGTGGTGCAGGTTCAAATCTTGCCGATGCAGTTATAGGTCC